GATTATATCATCGTTTAAACCAAGAAGGAAGACCTAAATGTGGACGCTTGTCAAACATATTATCTCTAGCGCCTGGCGTTTTACGATTATTATAATGAAGAAATACTTGTACGCATTCCTTACCTTTGAATTTTTCTCTCCAATGTTCTAGCTCACAGCCAGAATAAACCAGCATATCTCCTGGTTTTAAATCTACTTTAATACCTTTTTGACCTTCTTTACCAGATGGTTCTAAATAAATTGGCCAAGGATCACCACCAAGATTCATAGTAGTTGATATCTCACAACTAAATCTATCCTTGTGTCTTTTAAGAACATCACCTTTTTTATATATTCTTGCATAAGTATATGCTGGATATAATTTTAATCCTGTTGCTTCTTCCATTTTAGGAAGACATTTTAATAATAAAGTTTCCATAGCCATATTAGAATACTGACTATATGTATTTGGAATCTGTTCATTCTCACTTTCGTAATATCCAATAATAGTTTCAAATGGTGAAAAGTATCTACGTTCTCTACAAGTATCATAAACTTGTTTTTGCATACAAAAATAATTTGCAACAAAAGCTGCTAGATCTTTTGATATAGCTTGTTTGATTACTGTATATTTATTTTTTTTAAACATCTTTTGCCATCTCTTTCGGTACGGCTTGTATGTTCCAATGTATAAATCTAAATGGTTCAATCCCAAAATCTACTGCATACTCATGCTCTAGATATCCAGGAAAGATAATCAATGTACCAGGCTTTGGTTTAAAGTGAATTAATTCTGATCCACCCCATACACCTTTTTGATCTGGTTTCATTTTTAATTTAGTAGCTCTAGCTCCAGTACGTGGTTCGTGAAATATTGGATATGATGTTTTATCACTGCACTTTAAAAAATAAAAACCTGATACGTGTTGGTTCCAATGTATATGTGCTGAATGATGACCACCACCTTTTTTAGCAAATTCTTGTACCCATAATTCAGAAAACATAGTTGTGTATTGTGACATATCATAACCTTGATGATCTAAATATTCCCAAGACTTTTGACCAATGTAATTTCTAAAATCTAAAAAATCATTATCCATTGTAAGTGGTGTTGAATGATGTGATAATCCAAAGTCACCATATTTTTTAATATGTTCTTTATTTCTATTTCTAGCTTCTTTAACATATTTGTTAGATGCTTTGTTTAATGACTTTACAAACTCTGGTTTTTGTTCTGACCAAATAGCTGTGTTAAAATAGTTACTTATATACATTATTTAAAAGGCCTCCCTAAATGCCATACTACAAGACTATATCTTGTACCTGATGTTACTGGTTTAACTCTATGCCATACAAAAGAAGGAAACACAATAATAGAACCTTTTGGTAATATCTCTTTTGCTCTTCTTAAATGTTTAGCTTCATCTCTCATATGTGGATCGTAGTTTCTAAAATCAAATTCTAATTCACCACCTGTGTATTCTGAACCATCTGTTAACTGACAAGTCATAGATAGTTTTCGAATTCTGCCGTGCTCTGGATTATTAACATCGTCTCGTTGATATGGTTTATCCCAACTATCGCAGTGCCAATCATAATATTGGTTGTGTTTATATTTTGTAAATTGACAAGACTCACTTCTTTCCCAATCAAAGTTCCAACCAGCTGCTTTATTTGCTTCGTGAACGTATGGGTGTAATTCTTTGTATATCCAAGTATCATTTAACCAGACTAAATCAGAGTTTCTTTTTCTTTTTAAATCTTTAACTTCTTCTTTAGATAATTTTTTATCACCAAACCCACCAGTTCTTGCCATTGTTTCTTCTTGTTGATTAGCATAAGCTATTACATCATCACAAAACCTTGGTGTAAGTACACCACTAAAATACCAGTAGTAATTAGATATATTCATAAGTTATGGTTTGAACAAAATTCAAACTATCTTTCTGATCATTTGATACAATATACATATTAGTAGATGGAAACATAACAAACATATTTTTTTTAAGTTCTATGTCCCAACTTCTTCCTTTACGTCTATTATCATCAAAATGTATTCTTATCCAACACTTATCAACTTTAACTCCGTAAATCATTGTAAAGTCGGGTGAGTTTCGAAGATCTACTGGATCAACATTTAATAAAGGTTTAGATACTTGACTAGGTTTATAAATATCACCCCAAGAATTTTTATTAACTAAATTGATACTATAATCAAGACCAATAAAGTCTCTTATATATGTATTTAACATATCCCAAGTTCTTGAAAATGGAAATTGTTTATTAGTAAATGAAGATTGTAAAATATCGTTAGTAAGTTTTTCTTGGTCTATCTCAAAACCTTTCGGCATATCGATATCACCATAGAATAGACTTTGTTCTGTTAATACTTTCTTTTGCATACCACCACCAGATATATATTATGCTAATTCGTCTGTCAAGTCCCAACCAGCTGTATTATCCGCTTGATATGCAGATTCATTCCAAACGTAAGACCAGCTATGAGTAGCTGCTTCGTTTTGTGAAGTTTGTTCTTCTGTCAATGCTGGAGCATCACCGATTGGTGATTTCCAAGAAGCTGAATCATTATGTTTTACCCAAGATGCATATGGTTTTTTAGGCCAGAAGATTTGATCATCTTCATCCCAAGTATAACCAATCCCTGCATAGTTTCCTCTAAATGGAGTTCCACCGTTTTTATGTTGTCCACCTGCTGTGTTGTATGAAGTTTGAATCCACATTTGTGCAGGCCAATTATTGTGTTGTTCTAAATATTGTTGACCTACTGCTTCGTCTTCAACTCCGTCAGCGTTTAACATATCAGAATTATTCAAAGTTAATACTTGAATAACTTTACTGTTCGCTCCTAATTTTGCAAAATGTGCCATAATTATTCTCCTTATATATTATTTTTATTTGTTTGTAAATATATCATTATTATTGAAATTTATATCTTATAATAACAATTCCTGAACCGCCTGCTGCTCCTGTTCCAGCTCCACCGCCTCCACCACCACCTGTATTAGCTGTGCCTGCTGTAGATGGATTAGAAGGAGCAGGATGAAAACTTCCATTTCCACCACCACCTGATCCACCTGACCCACCACTAGTTCCAGGACTATCATCAGACGCACCGCCGCCACCGCCAGCTCTTGTAACTGGAGAAGCATTAATTGAAGTTGTAACACCATTTCCCCCATTACCACCTTGACCTGCTGGACCTGTTGAAGCATTTGAACCAACAGCACCAGCTCCACCGCCTCCACCACCTGATTGATGTAAACCTGCTTTATGATAACCTAATCCACCATTATTGCCTTGAGGGGGGCTAACTGGTGGTGTATTTCCTGAACCTCCTGGATTAGATCCACAATTTGGTCCAGAGCTACCGCCTCCTCCTGATCCTCCAGATAAACCAGAATTTTGTTTTCCTCCACCTCCACCACCAGCTGAAGTAATTGTGCTTAAAACAGAATTAGATCCACTATTTCCTCTGTTATCTCCTGCGGTTGATCCTCCAGCTCCTACAGTCACTGGATAAGCTGTTGCAGGTAAAGTTAAAGATGTAGTTGATGCTAAAGGAGAAGCTGTCCAAGCAGGAGCGTTATCAGGATTTCTAGATTCTCTAAATCCTCCTGCTCCACCGCCACCTGCGTTAAAACCACCTCCACTTCCACCACCTGCGACTACCATATAATCTATCTTATCATTCCCTGCTGGATTACCTCCACAAGAAACACAAAAAGTTCCTGGACCTGTAAAAGTATGAATTTTGTAATCACCCGATGTTGTTATTGTTCCACCAGTAGCTGTAACGTATCTAATATCTTCAGAAATATCCGCTGCCTTCGAAGCATCGGTAATAACCCAACCTTTTGTTGAGTCTACATAAATTAGAATGATTGAACTTCCTTCGACAGTAATTTCAAAATTAGTTGTTGAACCTTGAATTTTGTTTCCGTTTGCATTTAAAATACATCTATTAGTATCAAATGTATTTGCATAATCTTTGATACCAACCACATCACCAGCAGAAGGTGACGCTGGTAGGGTCACTGTAATTTCACCACTTGTTGTATTTACAAAAAAACCTTGATTATCTGTTGCTGTAAAACTTGCAGTTTTAATATCTCCAGGTTTCCAATCAACTTCACCTCTTAAATAAATTTCACCTGTAGTATTATTAATTGTACCACCTGTGATTCCTGCAGTTGAAATTGATCCTGCATTTGTAATTGTTGATCCACCTGATGTAGATACTGAATCTCCACTATCACCGATAGTTGTGGTTGTCCCTTTTCTTGGACTAATTTTATTTGTCTTAAATTCACTCATAGCTATTGAAATTTGTAACGAATGATAACTATACCTGAACCACCAGAACCCCCTGATCCACCTCCGCCACCTTGTCCACCACCGCCACCACCAGTATTTGCTGTTCCATTAGTTCCATCAGGAGATCCTTTTGATCCAGCACCACCACCTCCAGAACCACCAGTTCCGCCTTGTCTTGGACTAGCAGGCCCCTGCCCGCCTCCTCCACCACCAGCTCTCGCTGTTGGAGTTGCATTTATTGAGGATGTTGCACCTGCTCCACCAGGTCCACCTTGATCCGCTGTTTGTGCAGGAGTTCCTACGGCAGTAGCTCCACCGCCACCTCCTCCAGCTGCTGTACAAGAAGCTATATCTTTTCCATCACCACCATCACTTCCTTGAGGGGGACTAACAGGTGGTGTATTTCCTGATCCTCCAGCTCGATTTACTCCTCCACCACCACTTCCAGATCCACCATTTGCTCCATCCGATGCTCCTGGACCACCTCTACCTCCACCTGCAGATGTAATTGTAGAAAATATTGAATTTGATCCAGTGCCTGCTGAACCTCCTCCACCACCAACTGTAATTGGAAATCCTGTTGCTGAAACTGGTAAAGCTGAAACACCAGAACCTAAAGGAGATGCTGAATAACAACCTGATGCAGCACCTGATGATTCTCTGTAACCCCCAGCTCCACCGCCACCACCATAGGTAACTCCGCCTCCACCAGCACCTGCAACTACTAAATAGTCAACTGTATTTGAACCAGCAGCATTTCCTGCACAAGATACACAAAAAGTTCCTGGCCCTGTAAATGTATGAATTTTAAAATCACCTGATGTTGTTATAGTTCCACCAGATGCTGTAACAAATTTTATATCTTCAGTAATATCAGATGCTTTTGCTGCAGCAGTTGATAACCAACCTTTTGTAGCATCAACATAAATTAAAGTGATTGAACCACCTTCAATATTAATCAAAAAATCGTTTGCAACACCTTCGATGTTAGAACCATTTCTTCCGATTGTAATATTATTTGTATCAGCAGTGTTTGCATAATCTTTGATACCTACTAAATCTCCAGCTGAAGGAGATGCGGGTAGGGTTACTGTAAATGCTGCTGAAGTTGTATCACAAAAATATCCTTCACCTGCTGTTGCAGTAAAACCTGTTGTCTTGACTGTTGTCTGCCAATTAACTTGGTTGTCAATTGTTCCTGTAATTGCAACACCTGTAATTGTTCCTGTGTTTGTGATTGTTCCTGAATTTTGTAAAGCGCCACCACTTGTTAAAGTAACACCGGCTGGAATAGCTACAGTATCGCCACTGTCTCCGAGTGTGACTGTGCCACAATCTGTTGTTGGTGTAATTTTGTTAACTTTAACTTCACTCATATTACCTATTGAAATTTGTACCTTATTATTACTATACCAGAGCCACCTGCGCCACCATTTCCAGCTGGAGAAGTATTTGGATTGTTTCCTCCACCACCTCCACCACTTCCAGTGTTTACTGTTGCTGCAGCTCCTATTCCGCCTCCAGCGTTTCCACCTGCTCCACCACCACCAGAACCACCTGCTGCTCCAGATGAAGGTGGGTTTGCACCTGCTGAACTATGACCACCGCCGCCACCACCAGCTCTTGTTGTTGGTGATCCATTAATACTTGTTGTTGCTCCTGCTCCACCAACTCCTGCCGCAGGGCTAGTTCCATCTGCTCCAGCCGCAGTAGCACCTCCACCACCAGCAGCGTGCACAACACCCGTAACAGCTCCTCCATTAGTTCCTTGTGCAGGACTTACGGGAGGGGTATTTCCTGCTCCAGCACTACCTGGTCCAGACGCACCGCCACCAGAACCGCCAGATCTTCCAGGACCAGCACCACCAGGTGCTGCTCCACCACCGCCACCACCTGCTGATGTAATTGTTGAAAAAACTGAAGCAGATCCATCTAATCCTTTACCTGAAAGTGGATTAGGAAAAGAACCACCAGTTCCCCCGGCTCCAACTGTAATTGGATAATCTTGTGCTGTAACTGGCAAATTATAAGTTGGTCCTGATGTTGCATTTAATGGACTTGCTGAATAACAATCAGATGATGCTTTAGATTCTCTAAAACCACCTGCACCACCACCGCCTGCTCTATCCCATCCACCACCTCCACCACCAGCAATCACCATATAAGATACAGTGTTTGATCCACACGAAGAACCACCTTTACTTACTGAGAATGTTCCTGGACCTGTAAATGTATGAATTTTAAAATTACCACAAGTTGTTTCTGTTCCACCTGTTGCTGATATAAATTCACTTGCTCTAACGTTAGATGTTGAATCTTGAACATTAACCCAACCTTGTGTTGAATCTACAAATACAAATGTAACTGATTGACCTTCTGTGCTTAAAATTACATCTGCATTTATAGCACCAATTTTATCTGAACCATTTGGTGATACTGTTAAATTATTTGTTTGCCAAGTTCCTGCATAATCAGCTAATGAAACTATTGCTCCAGCAGCGCCTGCTGGTAAGTTACAAGTAAAAGCAGAAGATGTTGTGTTACAAAAAAATCCATCACCACTAACAGCAGTAAACGTCGCTGTTTTTGGAGTTGTATCCCAATCAACAGTCCCTGTTCTACCAAAACCTGTTTGAGATGCACCTGATGCAAGAGAAACGGTATCGCCACTTGCACCGATAGTTATTGTGTTAGAGCTTTCATTAATGATGTTAGCTCCGCATTGATTCTGTATGTTGTTTACTTTAATTGTACTTGTCATAATTAATTTTGAAATTTATATCTTATTATTACTATACCTGAACCACCAGAACCTCCAGCAGAATCATTATTTCCTCCACTTCCACCACCGCCTGTGCTTGCTGTTCCATTACCACCCGTGCCATCAACTGCTGCAGCTCCACCACCAACACCTCCAGGATTTGTTGAACCACAAGGACCACCTCCAGCACCGCCTCCAGAAAAATATTTTGCTCCAGGAACAGGACCTGACGTCCCTTCACCTGGACCTGCAAAACCTGATTGAACAACAAAAGAACCCGCACCTCCAGTACCTGTATTAGGATTTGGATAAGTTCCAGCAAATCCAGCTTCAGAAGCTCCACCACCACCAGCTGATGTACTTGAAGAACTAGGACTTATATTTGGGGGACCAGGTGTATTTCCACCTGGAAAACCTTGAGGAGGACTAACAGGAGGTGTATTACCTGAACCTCCACTATGACCACCACCTCTTTTTGCTCCACCACCTGAACCACCAGGTCTTCCATCTCCAGTTGGATTAGTAGCAACAGCATCATAACCACCACCGCCACCTCCAGTAGATGTTATTGTTGAAAAAACTGAATTACTACCTTGAGATCCGTGTGTTGAAGGGGCATTACCACTTGGTGCACCAGATCCTCCACTACCTACTGTAATTGGAAATCCTGTTGCCGAAACTGGAATTGCAGTGTTTGAAGCTAATGGAGAAGTTTGAGGAGCAGGCATACAAGTTGTATTGGATAACCTAAAACCACCACCTCCACCTCCAGCACCTCCATCACCAGATGCACCTCCACCACCAGCAACAACTAAATAATCTACTGAATTTGAACCAGCTGCATTACCTACTGAACAGACAGTAAAAGTTCCTGGACCTGTAAAGATATGAGATTTGAAATCTCCACAAGTAATAATATTATTACCACCTGATGCTGTAATATATGTTGGAAAAGCAATATCCGATTTTTGTGCTGCTTCTACCACTAACCATCCTTTTGTAGCATCAGCATAAACTAAAACTATAGACCCACCTTCATTTGCAATTACAGGGTCTTCAGCTGTTCCATCTATATTTGATCCATTTCTACCGATTGTAATATTATTTGTATCAGCTGTGTTTGCATAGTCTTTAATAGCTACTATATCGCCTGCTGAAGGCGATGCTGGAAGCGTAACTGTAAATGCTGCGCTTGTGGTATTACAAAAATATCCTTCACCAGATACTGCTGTAAAACCAGATGTTTTAATTGATGTTTGCCAATCAACTGAACCTTCTCTACCAAAACCTGTTTGACTACCATTATTAACAACAGTAGTTCCAGAAGGAAAAGTTATTGTATCACCAGAAGCACCAACTGTTAAATTAGTTCCGCATTGTGGTTCGATTGCATTTACTTCTATCTTACTCATTAAATTATTACCAATGTCCCTGTTATAGTTTGTGTTCCAGTAACAGTTACTGGTCCTGCTAACACTCCTGAATCTAACGTTTGATCTTCATTTAAAGTAGAGGCATGAGTTACAACAAATCCTGTTGCTGTCATCACAGGTGATACAGTTCTCTTTGCAGGTAATGTACAAAATACATTTTTAGTTCCCGCTGAAAAGTTTACTGCGCTATCACTATTAGATGATGTTATAATTGTATCTCTTGATAAAGTATCGGGTGTTGCATCGGTTACTGTACCAATACCAACCTCCCACTCACCAGCTGAATTTAATTCAATTGCATAGTAAGTTGTGTTTGTAGTTCCAATTCCTGCAACAAAACTTTCATAGCCAGTTTCTGCGCCAGCTAATGAAAACGTTCCTGTTCCAGTAGTTGTACTTGTTTCTTTAACTCTATCGTTAATTACTAAAGCCATTTCTACTCCAAAATTTTATTACGCGTCGCCAAGTCTAATGATTGCATTAGATGAATCAGCAGTTGGAAACTGAATAACGAAATCACCGTTAGTCGCTGTTTTGTCTCCGCCGAAATCTAAAACTAATACTGCTTCATTAGAAGTTCCTTTATAAATCAGAGCGCCTGCAGCTGTTAAAGTTACAGATGAAAAAGTTAAATCTGCAAAGTCAACATATGCAATGTTACTTGATATTGCTACACCATTATTAGTTAAAGTATTTCCACCCGCTGTATAGTTTGTACCAGACGAAGAAACTTCGTTAGTAGTTATATAAGCTGTAGTGGCAGTACTGAAACCACCTAACGATGTATAAAGTGCAAGTTTGAAAGTTGATCCACCAGATGAATCAAAATCAAACACACCACCAAGTAGGTCTGTTTTAAAAGAGTCAGGTACTATATTAGCCATTTGTTTATCTCCTTAAATTATGATGGTGATTCAGATTTAAGAGGAGTACGAATGGTTCCATCTTCCCATTCATCCCGGCGTCTTCGACCTTGTTGTTCGATCGCATACGATTGTAAAGCTCTGTTAAAAGATCCTTCGTAGTATTGTAACATATCTGCGGGACCTTTCAAGTATCCATATGCTTCTACCAGACATCCATACAAAAGTAAATCCTGATATTTATTACTTGTATAAGTACCTTGTGTGCTCCCTGGTGAAGCGGTTATTGAATCTGGTTGCTTTGTATAAGCTAAAGTAATCAAATAAGTGCTGTCTGGAGTAGGTGATACCACCCAATAGTTTGCATCCCAATTACCATAATATTTTGGTAGTCCCGATTGTGTTCCAGGAGTATCATAGTATTCTGCCATAAAACTAGTGTCTCTTTTTTCTAAAAATACTTGATTACCTGATGCATCTGTTAATTGAGCATATCTTATAAATCTTAAATCAGAAGGTATTGTTACATATCTATTTCCAGCTTGTAGATTAGATGTTGCATAAAATCTATTATCATCAGAATCTGCATCTCTATAAATTCTGTTTTCAGCATTTTTAATAATTGTTGTTAGAATAGTATTAGATAATACAGAGTCATCAACCTCCGTATAGTTTCTAATATCATCTTGTAAGTTTGCTAAAGTGTAAGCCATTATGGTGTTAGAGTAACTGGTCCTGCAGTTACAAACATTCCTCCTGAATTTTCTGTTACAGTTGCATTACTTCCACAATCAAAACTATAACTATTTGTATTAATAACTGTTATACTAAATCCTGAGCCATTTTCAAATAAAGAATACACCAGGCCTCCGGGGCTTCCATCTACATTTCTAAAAACTACAATATCATTAGTTGATCTTCCATGCGCTGGTTCTGTAACTGTTACAGTGCTTGATCCTGAAGTCAAACTTAAAGGATTTCCTGGTAATAAATTTTCTGTAGCAGGTTCAGTTCTATCTGGTCTTGCATTTGATAATCCTTGAGGATCACCTGTAAATCTTGTTGGTTGAATCTGTGGTTGTTTAGCTTCAAATTCTGAATTGTGTACAAAACTTCCATCCCACTCAGTTACCATTTCATTATAAGGAAATGCCATACCTGATCTATCGGATATTGCTTGTGCATATTTTCCTCTAGATAATTTTGCCATTATATACTCGGATAATAAGTTTTAGGTGTTATAAAAGAACTAGATGAAGAACCATCTTCTTGTAAAGCTCTATTTAATTCATCTTCATATAACATTTTTAACATTTGAATTTTTTCTGGTGCATATTTAACTGCTAAATAATATGCAAGTCCAGCAGTCATACAAGGTACAAATCTATAAGGTACATCCGCATCATTACTATAGTCTCCGGCATCTTGAATTCTTTTTACATAGTAGTAATTAAAAAAGTTTCCGGCTTCATCGGATCCTGGAGTTAAATATAAAGTAACTGTAATTTTATCAATAAATCTCTGTACAAAATATTGTGTTGGATTCCCTGTAGATGTTTTGTTAGATAAAGCTTGGTAAGTTGATCTATTAATTTTTGTAAGTGGTGTATCTATATTATCTGAATTTCTGTAACTAGCTTCTAAAATATCATCAACACCATAAACAGCAGTAGCATCTGATGTGCCATCAGCTGTTGATCTATACATTGTATAAACCGATTGACCATTAACTAATGTAATATTATTGTTTGCAACTTCCCAATAATGCAATCCTCGATTTCCCCATTCTTGAAACATTATGTTTAAAGAACGTCTTGCACCTTTTAATTGATAACCTGAAACACCTTGTATTCCAATTCTTTCATAAGCTTCTTCTACTATATCTGCAATAGAAAAACCTTTTTCAAAGGTAGTTGTACCTGAAGTAGTGTTAGCCATTTAAACTCCTAGCCAGTGTAGCCGATAGTAACTGAAGTAGTGTTAGTTAAATCTAAATATATTCCAGTTGTACATCTGATACCGCTTCCTGGAACATAAATATCTAATCCTTCAGTTCCGCAATTACCTTCGAATACTAAAGCACCTGTATTATCTGTTCCATCATATAGTTTGATATTACTATCTGCAACACCTTC